CGTCCCCGATGATTGTGTTTAGAATATATGATGTGCCAGAAGATAAGCACCCTAAAAGAAAGGCATTTACAAATGTTATATCAAAAATAAATAGTTTCGTAAATGAAGAAAGCAGTAATAAAAACCACCCAACATGGAAACCGGTGCACATTGAACACTTAAAAAGTTCTCCAAGTTTTCCGCGGGTTGGGCGAAGTCGATCAAAGATTGATCCATATACTATAATTTGTGTCAGCCCGTAGGCACATAAAATGAATGTTAACAGTTCCAAGTACTTTCCTATAGGGTGTATAGATAGTTTAGTGAATATGGATCACGCATATATCCCTTATTTATTGAACCCTTCTCGCTAGAATGCGGTACCTCGCCTAACTCCGTGGAGTCTTCTTTGTCTGGGTGCGTTTTTTCATCGTCAGCCATTGAGATGATAGCTTCGACGTGTTCGAAGTATGGTCGCTCTTCATCTATAAAGGACGAGATATTGACCAACACTAATTTTGCGGCGCTGATCTCTTTATTAGCTGGGGTTTCTAGGGTACCCTCAAAGGAGCCGTAAAAGGCGCCGGCTTGGACGGACTCTGCAACTACTAAGCCACGTTTTCTTAAGAAGCTCATTAATCTATTTTGGGCGCCATATACTAAATCATTCATTGTTTCTTTTGGAAACGCAACCACTTTGTTATTGGCCGGGGATAGGACAATGTCGATGTCTCCATGATCAAAAACCATTAAATCTCCACTTAGGCTTTTCCTAATATTTAATTCTAATGTAACCTTTTTTTTGTTTGCCTTCGGGCCAACCTTAATTACTATCGACATTATTATAAATTTCCTTAACCAGCTTTTGTGTTTTCATAACTGTTAAAAGTGCGCTTTCATTGATATCTTGTTGTGCCAACGCATCAAGCTTTTCTATTACCTTGTTTGTTTTATCAACCATGTCTTCGTCTTTCTTGACTTCCGGCAACTCTCTTGCTTCTAAAACTTTATTCTTGAGCCTGTTGATTTCTTCGTTTAAATACATTTTCAGTTCTACTGCGTTATCACTAACTGATGTTACGTAATATGAGAGTAGCTGTTTTTGTTCTTTAATAAGTTCCTCAGAGTATTTGCTGTTAAACTTTCCAACAAACTTTCTAAATACGATGTCGTCAACAGCGGTAGCAGTTATTTCTGTAGGAATGGGTTGAGCCATCTCTTGAATTATATGGTGCTCAATCTCCACAGTCCTTCTGGGGGAAGGCTGGCCAGAAAATAGCTGCGCGATAGTAGCCAGTGAGCGGTAGTTTGGAACGAAATTCGCAAATACCGATGGAGATAGTTCTTTGTTTACGTCTCCAATCAAACTTGTTTGCGCTTTGAATAGGCCGTTTGGGTCTATCAATCTCTGTGCAATCTTCGCTTCCTTTATAATCTTTTCTGATTGGTCTTCATTAATATTCTGGCCGCGGTGCAATGACTGATAGCATTCTAAGTCTTTTCTAAGAAGACCTCCTGGTCTGAAGTGTTTTTTAACAAGCTTAACAACTTTGTTTCTCTTGTCTGTGTCACCCCGCATTGATGCTACTGTGGCTTCTCTAATAAGTGCCTCATAGATAAAGGCTGAGTTTCTTTTTTTATTATGCTTCGTTTTCATCTTTCTTCTCCAGTGCTTGCGCGTTTTCTTCCATTCCTTGTAAAAGCCTACGTATGGAATCATTGACCTCAAAAAGCTTTTGTTCTTCTGTCTCTTCTCTCAAAGTATAAGTAGATTGTTTTCCTTCCTTAATCCCCTCCTGTGCTAACGGCAGCATGCTATTGATCGAGGCGATCTCGCTGCCCGGGTATACTGCACGATGGGCGCGGCCCCTCTTCTCTAAATTGCCTTGTCCTATCATCTTCTTGCGAAAACCAGCGCGTTTGCGGCCGTCTACGTCGACATTCTCATATTCCTTTCCTTTTGTCAGGTCTGGTGACTGGCGCGAACCGGGGGGAACCGCTAGCAGGGCTGAGTCATCTTCCATTGGTGCGTCGACGTCACCGGCCGGCATTTCCTCCGGGCCTGGCATGTCTTCCATGCCGGCCATGTCCATTTCGCCGCCTAGGTCGCCGCCAAGGGCGCCGGCAGTTTCGCCGGCTGCTGCGGCTTCAGCAACTGCTTGCAGCGCTGCGTCATGTTTACGATCGAAATATGTTTCGCGCTGGTTTCTTATGATCTCTTCGTGTGATAACCCGAACACCTTTTCAAAAACCCATCTGCGTGAGAAATATCCTTCAGTCGCTGAGGCGGCAATATCAAACTTAGTTTTCCAGTGCTCCAACTCTTGTAACTCAGCAATCTTAGATGGATTGTTTAACGACAGTTTAAATGCTAACAGGTCATCACCACGAAAACCTAAAGTGTAAAGATGAATGATTCCAATCTTTTCCAATTCAGACACGATAACTCGCTGCAGCCTTTGTATGGTTCTGGCAAAACGAATGTCTTTCTGGGCAAGTGTTGTTTTGTCTTCTGCGGCGCCTTCACCCATCGCAAGATATGCTTGCGGTACTTTAAGGGCGGAAAATAATTTATCTCGTAAATATTTTACATCGTCGATCGCTGTAATATTTTGGGCGCCGGCCAATGTTTGAATATCGGTAACAGATCCAGCACGAACTGGAATAAAGTAATCTTCTTCAATACTCATTGGGTTGTAGCGCAAGTCGATTTGGCCGGAATCCGCGTCAACTACCGAGTGTCTCTTCAGCTGAGTCACAATTTTCTGCATGTATTGTTCAACTTCATTCGGTGGTATTGAACCAACGTCAATTTTAAATACTCGGCGCTCGGAGGATCTCACCACACGGTATGCCATCATGGCATCTTCCATTAAGGTCAACTGTCTCCAAATTCGGCGCGCGGGTTCTAAGACTGATGTTCCATACGGTGCGTATTTATCGTTTCCAAGTATACGAAAATGTGATACTTGCCAGTTTTCAAATGTCATTCCGGCAGAGTTCCACTGATACTGAATGTAATTCGGGTTTGTTGAGTCTTGGCCTTCCAGTCTTTCTACTTCTGCAGGTGGGAGAGCGATCACTGATTGTATGCCGTACTTCTCATCGATGTCTAAGTACAAGAAAAAATCGCCATACTTACACATTGTTCTTGCCCAGCCAAACAAGTTGTATTGTACGTTCAAAATGTTCTCATATAATACTGACAAGACCGCTTTGATCTCTTCATTCGGACACTCGATATTTAGCATCGGGCGTAGCTGAGAATATGTTGTCATCTCATCCGCATATATATCCATGGAAGAAGCGATCTCTGGCATGTATTCCATCTGGTCGAAATCTACGTATCTTTCACTTCGACGTTGATTTTGAATTGCGTTTGTGGCAAGATTGTCAAGTGGGTTGTATAGAGCTTTCTTAAACTGCTGGCCGGAGGCGGTTTTAAAGCGAGAAGAAAACTTGTCTAGATGCTGACGACGGATCCGGCGGCCTGACTGTGAACGATAATTTATAATCGGACCTGAGAATAGTCTGGTTAATGCCTTAAAAAGACCGGCTTCTTTGTTCTTAGGGTTTTTGTCTTTGTTATCCATTTAATTCCTTACTTAATTATCCACGCATGTTGGTCATACACTTGTCTTGCTTCATCCATTTTATCAAAGATACTATCTTTTTTGTAGCCATTTTGTCCTTTAATGTTGGTATTTAAAGTAGTTTTTGTAGTATATATGGCGTCGATGAAGGCTTTTTTATAGTTGAGATCCCTAGAATTCACTTGTAGAGCAGTGTCTCTGACCCAACACGCGATGGCGAGGGCCATTATTAAGTCATCGTTATAGCTCTTCATAGCTTGTGGCCTTCCGTTTTTCCAAATAAAGGTTTTCATTTCGTTAATAGTTCTAGACGAATACACTTTAATTAGTTTGTTTCTAATAAACTCTTCTAGTTTAGCTATTATTAAAGGGCGTGTCTTCATTGATGTAGTAAAACCAGGAACAGAGCCATTCATGTGTTCGGCCTGATATTGCTCAATATATTCATGTGTTGATTTAATCGAATGGTATACATTAGGATACTGATATTCGTTTATTAGTTTTTCTAACACTGAGTATCCTATGTTGTTGTTCTCAACCACTAACATAGCATTTCCAAATTCTCGGCCGACACTGTTAAGCATATTGGAATACATATCGAGTGTAGGTTTTCCTTGGTATTCTCCTATTACTTCTAATGTTTCTAGCTTCAGAATATGAAACGTAGAATAGTCAGCACCATCACCTCTCGATACATCTGCTACTATGAGATAGTTACAAGTTGGATCATATTCTTCCCATATCCAAAAGTTACGGTCAAAACCAGTTTTGTATTTTGGTTCGCATACCATTGATAACAACCAGTTCATTTCATCTGAGTCGATAACTGTTTCGCCGGATGTATTGAAGTTACATTCAAGCTCTTGGGCAATCTGTCGTTTTGACATGTTCTTGGTTTCTTTCTTAAACCAGGCATCGTCTCTATCTGGGTGGACATTCCAGGACAGTGATGT